GTCGCCGCCTGCCGCGTTGTCGCCGCCGGCTCCTCCGGGCGCAACCGAAGCGCCGCCCGCACTCCCGCCCTGACCGCCAGCAAGCGAGAGAAGCGCACCGAACGAAGTCGTGCCGCCCGTGCCACCGGCACCCGGCGTCGACGCGCCGCCAGCTCCCGCCGCCCCAATCGTGACGGTGTAGACGTTCCCCGGAACGACTGTCACCTTCGCGCGGAAGCGGAAGGCTCCGGCTCCCCCGCCGCCGCCGCCGTTGGTCGGCGCGCCATTGGTGCCGCCCCCGCCTCCCCCGCCGCCGATCGCCGTGATGTATGCCGCCGTCACTCCGGCCGGCGCGGTCCACGTCCCGCTTGCGATGAAATCCTGCGCGTTCAAAACGTCCGTCCCTCCTCCTGGGATTGCTCCCCAAAGATCCACTTCTGTTGCCGTGCTCAAGACGAGTGCTAAAGAAACCGTGTAGAACCGGAAGATCACCGGAGCGCCGTAGACCGGCGACTGATAATCGAAAGCCACGTCCGCGCTCTGCGTGACGATCCGCTCACCGAGTCCGTCGAGAAGATCGACCGTGATCTTCGTCTGGAAGAACCGCGAGTCCGACCAGTTCACCCACGTCAGATGCACTACGGGACTCGTTCCCGGTGTCGCGGCACAGGAAGTCGGCGCGTCGGGAACGTCGAAGTACCCCGGAAGCGACGGCGGCGTGACACCGGACGGGCTTTCGATGGTGTCGGAGAATCGCGTCTCGTCGTAGTTCAACGCCTTGACCTGGCCGGTGAGCGCGCCGCTCTGCGTCAGGTCGGTGATTTCCAGATCGTAGTTGGTCAAGTTCTGGTCGAGGATCGTCGTCAATTGGACACGATCCCCCGGCAGCGCGAGAAACCAGTCCGGCGTCGGAGTGAAGTCGAAGATCTTGTCCGCGATCGAGAGATTGAGCGCCCAGATCGCGATGCGCCGCGCCTGGTCGTAGGTCAGGATTCCGGGAAGCGTGTATTCCTTCAGGACTTCCTCGTCGCCGTTGGTGAAACCCGGAGTCGCGGCGTCGGCGTGTCCGTCGGAGTAGGCGTTGGCCCCGGAAGCCAGAGAATCGGTGAACGTCACCCGGACGTGATTCGGGACTTCGGAAATCCCTTTGCCGTGGCACGTCACCTTCCCGACGATGTTCGAGCTCGCGCCGATGTCGGTGAACGCGAGGCCGGAATAGCTGCGCGGCTGGTCGATCCTGATCTGCCAGAGGCCGGAGTTGTTGACGATGATCGCGCGGCAGTGCGCCCGAAGCGCGTCGATCCACGCTTGCCCGTTCTGCGCGTCACCGATTCGAATTCCGCAGATGAATCGATGGGTAACGGCATCCGCCAGAAGCGCATCGCAGTAGTTGGCCGAGTCCGTGATCGACCCCGTCCAATCCATCGAGGCGTCGGGGATCCCGAGGCCGAAGACGGTATCCGTCATCAGGTCCGCGATCTGGAGGACCGGGTTGAGTCCGGTATTGTTGCCGCCGGAAGGCGCGTAGTACCGCGTCACGAGCGTTGCATCGCGGCGGGGATCGCGGATCAGCCGCCCCTCTACGTCGGCGCTGAACTTCAGCGGGTCGGCCGTCGTCGTCTTTCCGCTCGTGTCGGTGATCGGCGGCCTGTGGCGGACCCAGACATAAGCCTCCGAAGGCCGACCGGAAACCCAATTTGCGTTGACCGTGTTCAGGAACGAATCGACCGTCTGCGAAGCCGTCCCGAGGTAGATCTGGTAATCCGTCCCCGGCGTCGTCAGGCCGAGCTGCGAGAGCGTCCGCCCGTCGATCATGATGTTCGAGACGGAATAGACCGGACCCTCGCAGAGCCGGTATACGACGACGAGGTTCCCGTTGTAGACCTGAATCAGCGGAATGTCAGCCGGAACGCGAGTCTTCCCGTAGATCACCGGGATCACGGCGTTCAACGCCGTCGCCGTGATCGAGCGCGACTGCTGTGTCGAATCCTTCGTCGTGTGGTTGATGCTCTTGTGATTCGCGAGGATCGCAGACCCGCCAGAGCCCGGATCGTTGGTGATGACAGGCGGAGAGCCTCCGGGGTTGACGATCACGACCGGCGGATTCGGCACCGGATCGATCGAGGGATGCGGCATCAGATCACCTGGCGAATCGAGACGGGATAGACCTCGAGGCCGACGGCGGAAGCCTGGAATGCCTGGTCGAGTGAGTCGATCCAGTTGATCGCGAGAATGCGCTGCCGAGCCGAAGAGAGATCAGCGGTCAGCACATGGGCGTTCGTCGGGGCCGACGTGAACGCGATCCTGACCTCCTGCCCGGTGTAGTGCGGGATCGTGGCATCGAGGTTCATCAACGCCGCGGCCGAGTGGGTGACGGTCGAATCGATCTGCACGCTTCCGAGCCGCCCCGTCGTTTTGGTCTGAATCCGAAGGTAGCCGTCGATCGATGTGTCAGCGGTTGCGACGGCGGAAAATGTTCCGTTCGCGTTTAAGGCCGTCGCGAAGTTCGCCGGCGACATGAGGCCCGCCGAGAACGTGACGGTGAAAGTGTTCCCGCCGTCGATCTTGATCCCGAGCGTGTCGTTTGTCGCGGCAACGACCGTGACGTTTGCCTTGCTCGTGCTGACGACTTCCGCCTTCGTAATCGGAGCCGCGGTGTAGGCCGAAGTCGAGGAGCCGTTGTCGTAGACCGTCGCGAACGTGACGGCGCGATAGGGAATCACGAAGTTCTTATCCGATCCGTTCCCCGTTCCGATCGAGATCCCGATGTACTGGCCGGGGTTGATGAGGAAGAAGTAGAAGTTGCGCGAGCGCCCGCGACACGCGATGAAGAAGTCGCGGAGGATCTGCCCGGAAGCCGGAGTCAGCGGCTTGACGGTCCCGGCCACGAAGACGATCCCGGTTGCGGGATAGCGTTCGCGCCGGATCACGCGGCCCGAGTCCGGTTCGGCGGTCTGCGTGTTGAACGTGACCGGCTGCTTGGTGTCCCACTGCAACTGCCAGCCGTCGGCGGCGTCGGGGAAGTAAAGACCGCTCGCTGTTTCGCTCATGCGGTTCCCGTCGGCGTCTGGCTCGGATCGTTGCTCCCGATTGGCGGCCGAGGCGCGATCGGCTGGAGCGGGTACTGTGCGACCGGCAACGTGATCCCAGTTCCGCCCGGAGGATTGACGCCCGTCGCGCCTTGCAGCACGTCGTAAACCCCGGTCCAGAAGCCACCCGTCTTCTGCGCGATCTGCCGCTTCACGTCGCCCCAGGAGATCGTCGATCCGGGTTTAGGAGCCAAATCGTCGCCCATGAAATGCACGAGGTTCGAGAGGCCGCCGCATCCGCCGGACCCCCGCGTGTGATCGCACGTCGTGACGATCCCGACGTACTGACAGGTTCGCGGGTCTTTGAATCGGTTCGCGCACGTCGTTCCGGTGCGGCGTCGCGGGACTTTCTGCGTCCACATATCGCGCTGTGGAACGACCGTCAGCGAGATCACGTCACCGAGTTCGAAGGCGTCGAGCTGCGCGTTGGTGAAGAACGGAACGACCCCGAGAAGCGCGCCGGTTGTCGGGTTGAACTGCGCGTAGTAGATCCCGCAAGCCCACCCGCGCACGCTCCCGACTTGCAGGACGTAGCCGGAGAACACAGTACCTGAGTCCATGTTCCCGATCTGGAGCGTGTTCAAGGCGAGCGGGTTCTGTTCGCCCTGTGTGAGCCCATCGACGTTCAGCGCGCCGCCCGGAGGCTCGCTCCATGTCTGCGAGGTTCCGTCGATGTTTCCGACGAAGCCGCCCTGCTTGGTCGTGTAGCGGACTGTCAGGGATACTGGAGCCGGAATCGTAATGACGAGAAACCATTCCAGCGCGACGGTATTCGCCTGGACGGCCGACTGAGGGATCGTTCCGAGGCTTCTCATGCGGCGTTGGTGAGCCTGCCGGTTGTGACGCGCGCACCGAAGCCGCTAGGGGCGACGATCTGAACGACGACGTGAGGCGCGCTTCCGCCGCCTGCGCCGGTTGTCCCTGCCCCGCCAGCACTTCCGACGATCGCCTTCGCGAGAGTGTTGAACGCTGCAGTCAACGCGACGGCGGAAGAGCCGAGCTCATCGATCGCGCCGACTGCGCCGCCGTGTCCCCCACCGCCGCCGTCGCCGCCATTCCCGCCCCCGATCGCGGTCGAGAGGTTGTCAACGGCATTCGATCCGGCCAGGAATGCGTCAACATAGGGTTTGAACGTCGCCGCCAGCGCGCTCGCCGCGTCTTGCGCCATCTTCTCAAGTGCTGCGATCCGGTCGTTCGTCGTCTTTTCGAGCGCCTGTTCCTGCTGAAGCGTCCACTGTTCGAACTGCTTCGCGGTCGATCCGCCGATCTTGGCTGCTATCCCGTTGATCGCTTCGAGGTAGGAAGCCGCCTGACCGGCCCAATACTGAATGTCTGCCGCGGTCGTGGCCTTCTTCTCCTGACCGATCGCGAACTGCTCTTGGGTGTAGAGGTAGTTGACCTGGCTCTGGTAATCCGGCGAACCGTCCGCCTTCGTCATCAGGTTCAGCTTGTGCTTCTCGATCAGCGCATTCAGGCTTTGGTCGATCGAGGTCTGCGCGGCTTCAAGCTCCGAGACGTACTGCAACGCCATCTGGTAGAAGTTCTGCATCCCCTGATTGATCTGAGAGAGCGTGTCGATCGCCGAAGGGTCGGAAAGATCCTTGATCGAGTTCGCGAGGTTCTGGAGGTCCGCGATCGCGTTCTTCGTATCGGTCGAGAAGATAGACGGCGTGTGCGCGTTCGCGTAGGCAGCCGCAACGAGGTTCCCGTTCGGCCCGGTCCCGGAGAGCTGCGCCATCGTCTTGTTTATCGCGAGGATCGTATCGACGAGCTTTTCGACGAGAGCGATCGCGTCCTTCGGGTTGAGCGCGTTCATCTCCGTGTGGAGTTCGTCGAGCTTCGCCTGAGAAAGTCCGAGAGTCGATCCGAGGGCAGACGCCAGAGGATTCCAGAAGTAATCGTTGAGCTGCCCCGGCAGGCCGATCGTCAGCCAGTCGTTCAGGTGCTTGAGGAAGTTCTTCGACGGTGCAGAGCCCACGAAAGCGCCGCCGACGCCCGGAAGACCGGAGCTGAAGTCTTCGTGCTGGAGAAGCGCGTCGAGCTGCGCCATGAACTGCGGGCCGAGTTTCGCGAAGATGGCGACATAGCGATCGTTGAAGTTCTGAACCGTCGCGTTGATCTGTTCGAGGGTTTGATCGATCTCCCCTTGCGAGAGGTTCTGATTCAGAACGTCTTTTCGGAGAAACGCGCCCCCTGGTGTTCCGGGACCGCCGGCGCCATAGGTATAGGCAAAGTCGCCGTACTTGTAATCAGTCGAAGCGGCCGGAGCGAAGGCCGCCGCGAGGCCGCCAACAACCGCGCCGATCACGGCCCCAATGACGGCATAGGGACCAGCCGCCGCTCCGACTGAAAGCCCGAGCGCTGCGCCCTGAAGAGCCCCCTGGCCGACGCTGATGCCTTGCGTAGTCGCGATCTGGTACAGCCCGAGAGCGGCCTGCGCCCCCGCAACGATCGTCGCGGCTTCGGTAGCGTTCTTCTGCTGGAGTGCGCTGCCCTGATACGCTTTCTGGGCTTCCGCGAACGACCCCTGTCCCATCCACGTCGAAGGGTCGTTCTGTTGCGGTCCCTGCAAGCCCAGAAGCCCGAGAAGCGCGTTCGCGGCGTACTTGCCGAAGTCCTTCCCGGCCTCTCGCGAAATCCCCTTGAGCGCCGAATCGAGATTGCCCGTCGTGATCCCTTCGAAGATCGACTGGAAATCGTGTGCGAGGTCGCGAGTTGCCTGCTGCATCTGGCGGGCGAACTCTTCGCCGAATGCGTGAGCATTGGCGATCATCCCCTCCAGCATCAGCTTCAGTTCTTCTTGGATCAGCCTCGCTCGTTCCTTGAACTCGGCTTCGTCTAGCTCGTTGCGTTGAGCATAGAGATCAGCGAACTCCTGCTTGAGTGCCGCAACGTAGTCGGAACCGGGTCCAGCAAAATTCGGCGCAAGGCCGGAAAGCTTTGTCTGGGACTGATTAAAAAGATCATCGAAGCGTGAGGCGACTTCCTGTTCCCGCGCTTCGAGGGCCGCAAGCGCCTTCTCGGCCTCCTCGCTCGCCAGCTTCATGTAGTTCGTCGAGTAGGCGCGCTTCTCCGCTTCGGTCTTGGCCTGGATCAGCGGAATCTGGGCTTGAATCTTCCCCGATGCCGCATCGAGTGCTGCGGCCTCCTGAAGAAGAGCCGAGGCCGCCGCCTGGTGCTCGGCCGCGCTGGCCTGCAAGACTTTGATCTGCTCGGCATCGATATTCGCCTGCTTCGATTTCGCAATGTCGAGCGCGGCCTGAGCCGCTTCGACGCCCGCCTTTGCGCGATCGAGCGCCGCTTGAATCTGGTCAGAGGTTGCGAGCTCGGTGAGGCTGCGCCGCACCTGTTCGGCGCGGTCGGCTATGTTCTGCAGCCCGGACGCGAACGCATCATCCGGGGGCCGGTCGAAGAGCTTCGTTACCGAAGCGATCGCGTTGGCGGTCTGCGATTCGATCGAGGCGAGCTTCGCGTGCGATTCCGCGGTCTTCTCGATCGCCTGAGCGCCGCGCACCGCCGCATCCGCTTCCGCCAGCATGTCGAGACGGGCGCCAACCGCCGCCTCTCCAGCACCCTTCGCCTCGAGCGCGAAATGCCGCTGCTCCTCGGCGGCGAGCTGCATCTGGTAGTTCGCGAGTTCCTGCGGCGTGTTGCCGCCGGTTGTCGGAATCGCGTACTGCCGATAGAGAGCGTCGGCAGCACCGGACGCCTTCTCGGCGATCAGACCTTCGACGATCGCCAGCTTTTCGCCAGCGGTTGCCGCCTTCAGAAGCTTTTTTTCGTGTTCGTCGAGCTTGATTCCGAGATCCTGAATGCCCTGAGACTGACCCTGAACCGCCGACGCGATGGCCTTCGCGGCCGTCTCGAACTTCGCCCCGGAGGCAACCGAAAGGTCGAGCGCAAGAGAGGTCAGGTTGAGCGAGGCCGCCACGTCGTGCGCCCGGTTGTTGATCTCGTTGAACCCGGCGAGGATCTGACCGCCGCTCGCGCTGCCCAGGCCGGCGAGATCCTTCGCGAACTGTTTGACCGTCTCGGATTCTTTCCCGAGGGTGAAGTCCGTCGCGGCCGCCGCCGCGCTCCACGCTTCGTGCTCTTTGATGATCTCCTGAATCGCGGACATGACCGGGCGAACCGCCGCGTACATCAGGACCGAGCGCACCGCGATCCGCGTGAGCATGGACTCCAGGTTGATACCCGATGAAGTCGTGGAGTCCATGTCGCTGCCGAGCTGCTTCGTCGCCGTCGCGAGCTGGCCCGTGATGATCGTGGCCTGCTGTTGTGTCGCCTTCAGTTGGTCGGTGAGCTGGATCGACTTCTGGTAGTCCGCCGCGGAAGCGTTCTGTGTCGCCGCAAGCTCCGCGATCTGGCCTTTGAATTCGGCAATTGAGAGCTTCGCCTCTTGGAGCTTGGCGCGTAGCTCTGAAACGTCGGCGGCTATCTTGACCGAGACGGTGTCGTCGCTAGCCATTATGTTTCCTCAGGTATTCAACGGCTTTCAGTAGCAATTCCTGGCTGTCGCCCGCGACACCTATAACGAGATTGCACTTGCCATGAAGTAGGCCGCGAACGTTCCCCCTGACGTGGTCATGGTCAACAACCGTTCCGTGGCCGCCGCCCGTACCGGGAAGCGGAAGCAGGCAGAGCGCGCACCTACCTCCCTGAGACTCGAAGAGAGCGATATACGCGTCGAAAGAAAGGCCGTACTTCCGCTTCAGGTGCCATTTGTATGAAGTTCCCTTCGCTGGCTTCTTGTCTGGCTTGATGGATCGCCTCCTTCTGGTCCTCTCTAATCTCGCTTCTCTATGCTTCCAATAGCTCCTTTTAGAGGCTTCCCTTCGATACTCAGGTGAGTCCCCGGCCCATTTCGTCGTCCGATGCTTTGGATGAGCAGCCCTCCACCTTCTCGCGTATGCGCGCTGTCGCTCAAGAATCGAGGGGTCATCGGCCTTCCTCTGTCGCAATCTCTCGCGCAACTCGTCTTTGAGTTCTTGATACCGCGCTGCACGTTGAGCGCGAATGTGCTCCTTGTTGCGCTGCGCCCATGCCGTCTTCTTCTCCGGAGAGGTTTGCTGGGTTTTATGACCGGGATGTGCTAAGTGCCATCGCTTCCAGTAGGCCCGCCGCCGCGCGAAAAATTCGACAGGATTTTCAGCCTTCTTCTTTTCCTTCCATTCCTTTTGCTTCGCCAGAATCTCGAGCCTGTTCTCTTGATAGTTCTCTCGCTTTTTTAACAGTTTGGACTCGGGCGTCTTACTCATGTCAGTTCACGTCCGCGCTGGTCTTCTCAGACCGGATCTCGTTGGCCTGCGCTTCGAGGATCGCGCCCTCGCAGACTTCGATTCGCTTCAGGAGCGCGTCATTGAGGTAGAACCCGCGCGCTTCGGCGACGATCTTCACGCGTTCACGCGGAATGCCGATCCGCCGAGGAATGTCCATCGCGCGATCGAGCCATGCCCATTGAGTCTGGAGCCGCATGAAAATCGAGAGCGCCACGTCCGATACCTGGTCGAGCTTCGGCACCGGATACAGACAGGTTCCGTTCCCCCACAGGCATCGAGGAGTCAGGGTGCCGTCTTCTTGCATTCCGGCTATCCTGCACTCCCTGCATTCCGCCGCGCGCCGTCCGAGGAGGCGATCGACGGCGGCGGCTAGGCTTTTCCCTCGGGGGATTCCGAGAAGGGCTTGACGGCCGTCTGGAGGATCAGGTTGTGGAAGTAGAGATAGCCCTGCTTCCCGTCGATCATCTCGCCCTTGTACCGGAGCTGGTCGGCCGTCGGGCCGTGGAGCAGAATCCGCACCTGATCCGGCGAGAACGGGATCGGCTCCGGGCCGGCGTCCCCGTTCCTCTCGAACCCGCGCCAGTCGACGACGATCTTCTTCAGCGCCGATTCCGCGTCCGCCAGCCGCACCAGCGCGTCCTTCTGGTCGGTGTTGAAAAGCTGGCCAACCGATGCGGCAAGCTCCAGTGTCGAGAGCGGGGCCAGCATGACGGCGACTTCCGGCTTCTCGGGATGAACGACTTCGATGGGCTTTTCTTCGAGGACAATCATGCAGCCTCCTCAGTATGCGCTGGTCTGTTGGTTCTGGAGATCGACGAAGATCGCGTGCGGGGCCGCCCCGCTGTGAACGACCGCATCGAATCCGAGGGTCGCGTTCCAGTCGTGCGTCACGGTCTGCGACTGGATCGAGGAGGACGAGCCCTTCGTGTTCGAGGTCAGTCGCGGATAGCCGTTGAAAACATCCCACGTCGCGCCGGTGATCGCGGGGGCCGCCGAGACGAACGCCGCGGCCGTCGCGTAGGTGCCGGGGGTCATCGTGCCGGTGACAGCCGTTCCGCCGTCCACCTTGACCGAATAGGCGTCATTGGTCGCCGCCGTGATGACGTAGGGAGCCTTGAGCCCCGCGGCCGTCCCTGCGCCGCTGTAGAGCTCGCCCGCCCTGCCGCCGTTGGTGAAGTCGGGCTCGATGAAGAACTCGTACTGATGGACGAGGCCCGGATCGCCGCCGACGGAGGTCTTCGGCCGCGAGAACTTGACGTAGGGCATCACGATCCGGAGCCACTTCGTCGCGGTCAGAAGCCCGGAGCCGCCGAGATCCGCCCAGAGGCATTCGAGCGAATCGGGAGTGTCGTTGACGGCGGAAGTCCAGTCGGTGAAGTTGTCGGTCGTGTTGAAGGTCAGGGTCAGCGATCCCGAAAGCGCCATGAGGCCGGGATTGATCCCGCCGGCCTTCCCGCCGTTGAACATCACGTCCTGGCGCGAAAGCTTGCGGTCGAGGTTCAACTTGAAGTCGGTCACGATCGCGCGAGCCGTCCCGCCCTTCTTCAAGTAGCCATTGAAGTAGGACACCGGAGCGCGGCCGAGGTTCGTCTTCGTTCCGCCCGAGGCTCCGTCAGTCCCCTGAACCACGTCGCCCAGGCCCATCAGCCCGAAGGAATACTTCGAGTATCCGTTCGGCGAGGACTGGAAGCCGAAGGTCGAGGCGCGAACGCCGAGGTTGTACTTGTACTGCGCGGTCGTTTCGAGCCATTCCTCCTGCGCCCACATCGAGCCGGGAGCGAAGCCGCTCGAATACTGATGGAGGTTGGCGGTCGAAGCGTGCGTGTACCCGCTCGGGCCGAAGAACGCCTTGAGCGCGGCGCCGATCCCGGTGAACTCCATGTTCGTGTCGAGCGTGCCGCCCGCCTGGATCATGTCGAGGACGGAGCTCTGTCCTTCGCCGTCTGCCGTGTAATACGGTACCGGAACGCGGCCCTGCGAGTCGGAGAACTGCGAACCGGAGCCGAGCGGCCAGATGTAGACCGTCGGAGTGTTCGGCAGGGTGTCGAAGGTCGACTCCAGGCCGAGGAGGATTCTGCTGTTGGGGCCAGTGCGTTGATTCGGGACGGCCATCACTCACCTCCGGGGAGAATGTCGGAGAGTTTTTGTTTCTTCGGCGCGGGTTCGGGAACCGTCGCCGTCACGATCCAGCCCTTGTCGAGCAGTTCGATGATCTGTTGATCCTTCGGATCGCCTTCGAGTTCGTCGCTCGTCGCGATCAGGTTGCCCTGGTACTCGAAGGGATGGGTTCGGTTTCCGATGTACTTCATTCAGCCCCTCACGGTCCGTAGCTCACCTTCGCGGCGAGCGCGTAGGTCAAGCACGTTTCCCAATTCGTCTGATCGACGCCGAACAGCTCGTCGTCCTCGAGCACCATCGGAATGACGTTCTCGACGGTCGAAAGCACCGGCTGAAATCCGGTCAAGAACGAGTCGACTCGCTGCGCCAGGTCGTACCCGCCGCCCGCGCCGAGCCGCGCCGCTCCCGGCGGCCCCGAGAGTGCTGTCGCGATGAAGACCTCGATGCGAAAGACCCCGAAGTTCCGAACGACCCCGAAGTAAAACTCCGGCGTGCCTGTCTTGGTAAACCGACTGCAAACGACCAGAGCCTTCGGTTTCGGTCCGTCCAGAAACGTGAACCCCGCGGCTGCGGCCGAGGCCGTCGAGCTGGCGAGCTCCGGCACGTTCGCCGTGATCCGGGCGACGACCTGAGTCTCGATGTCCTCGCGTCGAGAAGCGCTCACGCATGAGCCCCCTCTTTGGCGGCAGAGGCCACTTCGGAAACGATCCGGGAACGCATTTCAGAGAGTCCCGTACGCATCGGAGCGCGCGCCGGGAGATCGAACCCGCGGCGCCGTCGTGTGAAGACCGTCTCGCCGCCGCTTTCGAAGACCATGAGCTTCCCTTCGACAGGCGGGATGTGCGCGCCGTACTCGTGAACCGCCAGATACCAGGCTTCGCGGCCGCTTGCGACTTTCGCGACGATCATGTCGCCCTCGTCCTGAGCCGGAGTCGCGTGAACCGAACGCCGCGCGGTCCCGGTGCGGACCTTGAGCACCTGGCCGGAGAGCTTGTCTCGCTGAATGTGATTCTGCGTCTCGATGGCGAGTGCCGAGAGCTTGCTTCTCACGCTTCCGCGCACGTTGTCCGGGATCGCCCCCAGGTGCACGATCACGGACTCGGAGCCGGTTTCGGAGACGCCGATCACGCTACCACCTCACGGCTCGGTCGCTGAACTGGTTGACAATCGTCTGAGCCTCGGCAGGAATGTCTTTTTGGCTGAACGTGAACACCATCTGCCCCCCGAAGGAATGCGAGACTTCGTCCCAGTGCGCGTTGCGCTTCCACCAGGCCGCTGCCATCGCGATCACGGCCCGTTCCATCGCAAGCATCCGGTAGTCCTGGGGTGCCAGAGGAGAACCGGCCATCGCCGGAAATCCAGCCGTGTAGGAAAGCGAAACATTCCCGAGTCCCCTGCAGAACCTTGAACCGATCAAGAAGATTCGGCCGTCGTCGAAGGAGAAGCCCGAGATCCCCGGTCCAGTCGATGCCGGGATGCTGTTCTGTCCGTCGGAAACTGCCGAAACGGCTGTCACCGGAAGATTGCGCGGGATGATCCAATTGTTCCCGTTCCCGTTGCGAGTCTCCGTGTACGTCGCCGAGTAGATCGCCGTCCGGTTGGTCAAGGAGAGAAAGAAATTCGAAGCCGCCGAGACGAGCTGGTCCAACGCCGCATCGTTGCTCGTGTCCGAACTCGCGAGGTTCAGATACGGCTTCAGCCGCGCCGTCGTTGTGAGATCTTGCCCTTTCGGGTCGAACACCATTTCTCATCTCATCCCGGATGACTGCTCGCGAGCGGAGCCAATCACCCCGCCCGCGAGCAACAGACCAAGAAGAAGACTGACCCTGCCGCCACTCATTTGCTTTTGATCTCCACCACCGGAGCGAGTTTCAGTGCCCGATGCTTGCGGAGGTATTCGATTGCCGCGAGGAGGGTTTCTTCAGACTCCTTGAAAAGTCCGATCCCTCGATTACACGCATGGCACAAAAGCGCCCGAACACTTTTTGTTTCGTGATCGTGATCGACGTTGAGAGAGATTTTGTCGGACACCCTTCGGCAAATCGCGCAGAGGCCGCCCTGCGCCGCAAACATCGCCTTGTAGTCTTCCACCGTCATGCCGTACAAGCGGCGCAAGTTGGAATCACGGATTCGAACGCGATTCTTTCGGTTGTAGCTCGTCGCCCATTCCTTCACGCGATCAGGATGCTTCTTGGCCCATTCGCGGACGCGGGCTCGTGCAGCTACCGGATCTTTCCAGTACTTCTCCATCATCAAACACGAGTTGCAGAGGCCCCGCCGACGGGCGGGGCGCTCTGCGTGATTCGTGCAAGGCGGAGTTGAGCCCTTCTTGCCGTGCATCGCTCTAGCTGGCTCCGATGTTCTGAAAAACCATCGTGCCCGGCGGAAAGTAACCCTTGAGGAGCCCGTCTTCATAAATTCCGAACTCGTAGCTCCGCTGATTCCTCGGCCACTCCTCGGTGTAGTAGTCGATCCTCATGTCCATCTTGAACGTCGCCGGGACGTTGCTTCCCAGGTACGGCAGGCTCTTCGCGTAGCCGAAGGCCGTCCCCTGCGGGAGATACGGGTGCGTCTTGATGTTGATGATCTGGCCGGTGTACGGGTTCTCGTACTTGACGATGTTGGAGCCGCCGATCATCTCGATCGATCCGCCCGCGTTGACGTTCAGGCGCCACGTCGGAGAACCGGACTTCGAGAGGATGTGCTTCTTGAAGCGGTAGTGGTCGCCCGAGTTCATCCAGAAGTCGTCGATGCCGATGCGGTAGTTGTCGTACATCGACTGGAGCGCGGTTTCGAATTCCGTGATCGTGCCGTCGCCAGATTCGGTCCATGCCGCGTTGTCGAGCGACTTGATGTAGGCGTTCGAGCCGGACTTCGCGGCCTGCGCGAGAATGCCGTCGAACACGAGCGCGTCTTTGGTGTGATCCGTGCCGTTGCCGGTGAAGTTCGCGGCCTGCGTCGAGGCGCCGTCGGCCAGCTGGCGAACGGCGTTGACGGTCGTGATCGCGAAGAGCTTCGCGCCGGCCGCGTTCGTCGGACCCGCGAACCAGGCGTAGGCCACGGCTCCCGGAACGGAGGCAACGGCCCAATCGACCGCGTGATGGGTCGCGTCGGTCGTCTTCGAGGAAGACGCTGCCGAAACGATACCCGTCCCGAGGTTGACGGTATCCGTTCCGCCGTAGGGGCCGGTCCGGGTGCGGGAGGCGGTCGTCGCGACGGCGGTCGTCGAGATCGCTGGGTTGATCGGTCCGCCAGCCTGACGCAGACCTTCGAGGGTGAGCGCCACGACGTAGCAGAACGTCGCCTGCTCGGTCATGGTCCCGGTCTGCGTCGAGTCGGCCACGAGGGTTCCGGTCGGGGCCGCGGCAGTCGCCAGAGCGGTCGTTCCGACGCCGCCCAGGATGATCCGCTCTTCCTCGACCATGAACTGCTGAAGGGTCATCGTCTGCGCCGTTGCGCGGAGATCCTCGAAGTTCTTCGCCGCCCGGTACGCTTCGTCCGTGACGGAGGTTTCGAGGCCGAGCGTGACGAACTTGGCGAGGTAGTCGGCGGTTGTCGGGGTTACTTCACCGCCGCGTTTTCCTTCGGCCACGCCGATCGTGACGTTGGTGCTGTTGATCGCCGTGATCGCGCGCCACGCGGCCTGAATTCCCGCCCCGCCCGTCTCCCGCGGAATCTCGTTCCGCAGCGGCGAGAGGAACGGAACCAGGTGCTTGGACGGCGCTTCCAGGCTGTAGTAGGTGATTCCCGAGGTTGCCGTCGCGGATTGAGTCCACCCGGCTTTCTGGAGCACTTCCAGGATGGCCGGCGGATTCGCTTTCGACAGCGACTCCCGGACGAGCTGCATGGTTTCCTGACTGACGTTCATTTCTTGCCTCCGATGGGGGTCCGAGAACTACGATCACAGTCGGCGAAGCTCGCCCATCGTCATGGGGCGTTCGAGCGAAAGTTTCGTCAGCTCGATCACGGCCTGGGCGTCCCCAGATTTCGCGCGCTTCTCGAGCTCTTCGACCTTCTGATTCTTGGAAAGCGTTTCGGCGTCGTCGGCCTTCGTGACCGTGACGGCGCGAAGCGCAACCTTTGAGCGTTCCGGGATGGCGCTGAGCAAGAGCGAAATCGCCCCGCTCTGCGTCTCGATCGTCTTGCGGAGATCGGCGGTTTCCGCCGTGAGCTTGGCGAGATCGCCGATGGGCTCGGACTTCTCGACCGGAGGAGTCGCGGGCGTTTCTGCCGGTTTTTCTTCGGCAATCAGCGTCTTCGCGGCGTCGAGCTGCTTTTTCAGTTCCGCTTCCTGTTCCGGCGTGATCGTTCCGGCTTTCTTCAATTCCGCGAGCTTGACCAGATCCATTTCTTCACCCTCGCGGGCGAACGCTTTCGCGAGTCGCCCCGGATTTGCGGCGGCTTTCTTGAGCACCGCGCGCGCTGCCATTGCGAGGGCTTCGCCCTCGTCGTAATCCCCTTCGTCGTCGCCGGCCGAATACTCGGCGGCCTCTTCCTCGGCCATTTGCACAAGGGCTTCGTGGAGGTCTTTCACGATCTGTTCGAGCGCGGCCGGGATCGGAGAGTTGTCGCCCTCCATCGCGGCTTCCTGCTCTTCGGCTTCCTGGACCCACTTGACCGACTGCGTTGCGTTGGCGAGCTGGCCGATCTGCCACAGGCACTTCTTCAGCTCCGGCTCGGCTGAGCCGGATTCAGCGATGATCCGCGCGAACTTCGCCAGGTGCTTCTTGAGATCGTCCGGGACGAACGACTTGAAGGCGTCGGTCAGTTCCGAAGTCAGCCCGAGAGCCTTCGCGCGCGCCTTGATGTGCGCCTTCGCTTTGGCGGGGTTCTTCGCGCGGCCGATCGCCTGCATCGCGTTGTGGAGGTCGGAGGAGTTTTCAATCGGGA